TTTGGTAGCCGCAAAACCAAGGATGGCCGTCGCTTCGATCTTGGCACATGGTATCTTCACCTTGCCAAGTCTCCACACTTCTGGAATATTTCTGGAATTGTGGATATACGTGGTCGTTCTTTTGTGGTATAATAAATATTACAGAGAGGGTGTGTCAGAGGCACCCATTCTCTAGCTTGGAGAGGAAGATGAAACACTATGACAAAAGAAAAGTTATTAAAGTACGTAATCCAGATTGCAAAAACCTTTATGCGATGCAACAAAACTATTCTGGACTATGGAGAGCATTGGGACTACAGGTGACAAGAACCAAGAAAGGTTTCAAAGCTATGACTAAAACGCATACCTATCAACTGGAGATTTGATATGGCCTATGAAACTCATGCCGATATAGATGACGTTACCGCATCTTATGTCCTAACTGTATCGGATAAGAAGAGTATATATGAACTCGACATAAAGGAGATCAATGATCTTCTTGAGTTTGTAAATGAGAGTATTAATGATGTTGAACGTCTGGTGATACCAGAATTTGTACAAACTTTACAAGATCTTAGATCACTTAGCATAAGGAAGTAACACAATGTTTGATCATTCACAGATTGATTTTACAGTTAACAAAGAACCACTATTCTATGACAACGAAGAGTATACCCCTGTCTTTGGCGACAGGATGGAGCCTTTGTCAAGGGACATGGGCATGGTGCTGAAGCGCACCGATACCAAAGAACCTCTTGCCATAGTATCAGGAGCGTACGAACCTGTTCAGTACGATCCTCTGGTGAGCAAGGTAGAAGAGGCACTAACTATATCAGGTCTTGACATGACCGATGCTGAGTTTGAGACTAATGTCTATGACAATGGTGCCAAGCTGGAGCTACGTGCCAAGTTCCCTGCACATAGTATGTTTCTTGATGAAGATAAAGTTATACCGGAGTTCTGCTTTCGGACTTCACATAACAAGACATGGGCCAACAATGGTATGATGGGACTATGGCGTAGTAAGTGCTGGAATACATTGGTATCTGGTGACAAGTTAGCCTATGTCTATGGTAGACATACCAAAGGCTTCAATGTCATAGCATTCGCCTCGAAGATCAAGAATGCTGGAGCTTACATAGCCGGTGATGGTCTTAGTCAGATGAGGAAGTGGTATCATACTGAAGTATCTCGTGATGCTACTGTTGATCTGTTCACCAAGACACTTGCAAGACGAACGGATAACGTCACCCGTAAGGCCGTAGCCAATAAGGTTATGCTAAGTAATCTGATGAAGGTCTTTGACGAGGAGAACCGTCACCTACATGGTCGCAGTCTCTATGAGGGCTATGCTACACGTAATCAAGGTACTCTGTGGACTGCGTATCAAGCGGCAACACATTGGTCAAGCCATGATAAAGCAGAGCGTACTGTCCGTCCTTCTCACTCCGTGATAGGATTAAGAGAAGATAAAGTAAGGAAGATGCTCCACTCTAATGAGTGGCTTGCATTGGCAGCATAAGGAGTATATACTATGAAAGGTCAGAGAGTTGCGGGTAAACGCAACAACAATCCAGTGGCGAAGCAACTCTCTGATCCTTCTTGGAGAAAGAGAGTAGTTACCAGTAAGGTTATCTATAATCGCAAGAAGGAAAAGGACCATGTGGATAATCGTACAGCAGGACACTGAAGATGATTATGTAAATATCTTAATGGATGAGGAAGGGTCAGCCCTCAAGTTCAAAGATAAGATTAGTGCATGGAGATACATGGAACGTATGTGTAAAGAATTTAATATTGACTACCATCTAATGGAGAATGATGTAGAACTGTGGCGACTTCATTAAAATATGTAGGTGGTATTAAACCACACCCTTCGGTGGTTAAACTTAATGAAGATCACCCACTCAATCTAAAAGATGTGAGAGATTGGTTGCTCCACAATGAGGAACTTGCCAGAGAACATGCGAAGAATGCTAGACGTGGAGATAAAAAATCCATAGCCCAAAGATATATACACGAAGGCTACGTCAAAGACATCCGAAGTTATCTACGACATGGTGATTGGATATCTGATTTCTTTGGCAAGAACCAAGAACATAAAATCAAATGGAGAACTGTTGCATCATGACCAAATATGAATGGCCCGAAGAAGAATTTAACAGTGCGTGGGAGCTTGGTCCTCACGTATGTAAGAAGACTGAGTTTGTCCAACGTCCCTTCGATAAGAAGTGGGTGCGTTGGGAGCTGGTGGTTTCAAACTATGAACCACAAGAGGGTGACTTTCCTTTTTCTTCTACGATGAATGCTCGTGAAGTCTGGATTGTTACAGGAGTATGGCACGACAGGCCAGCGAAGGCCATTCAAGAAAAGAAATCAAGGAGACATTGAGATGGACATTGAAAGAGAACTACGACGTAACGTCAAGGAACTACAAGGCCAGTTGCAAAGAGCCTATCAACGCATCAAAGTTCTACAAGAAGAACTTCATGCGGAACGTAGGAAAAATAACTCTAACTCTAACTTCAAAAGTGGTATGTCCGGTTGGGCATTGATGGATGATCCAGACCACAGATCATAAGATGAGGGAAGACGTTAGTCTTCTTGGACGCCATTCTTTTCTTGACAAATACGGAGAAGATATGGAATCATTCTATGATATGGTTACGTCAGAGAAAATACGAGGTATTGTTGAGACAAGTTTAATTAACATACGAGAGTGGAAACAAAAGGAGAAGGTTATGTCACGAGTTAATGATTGGCTAATTGAAATGGAAGAAGACGCTGTACATTTGAGCCTGAGTGCTTGGCTTGCAAAGCATGGCACGAGTCGAAAAGATATATGGGCAAGAGTACAAAAAGAATCAGAAGATCAACTGGACCTGTTACCCGATGGCTAAGACGTTCATTCAAAAAGAAAGAGATCAAATCTTTCATGATATTACAATACAGTACAGACGGGAAGGATATTCCCGTCGTGAAGCAAGAAGATTCGCCAAGCTGGATACTGATGACATTATGGCAGACAAAGAAACTTTTGTTGATAACTTCATTAGAGATACATGGGAAGATCAAGATGAATAAGAGAATAGTTTGTATCGAATGGATTGATTCAGCAGAGTATGAAGATGCTGATTGGAAGACCGAACAGGAAGTCAAAGATTTAAAACCTATGACGATCAAGACCGCTGGCATACTGGTGAATGAGGACGATCTCTATTTAACCATAGCATCATCCATTAATAATTCTGATAGCACAGTGGATGCAGAATATGGTGGGTTGATTTCCATACCAAAATTTGCTATAACAAAGAGATGTTCTGTTCCCGTTAGTTTTACAGATGAAACTATGAACATACGAACGAAGGAAATAATAGATGGCACTTGGCCGGGGCCGGGTGTTTAACAACAACCTAATTAACCGTATGTAGGTAGTACTTACGTACTACATACGGGTTAATTAGAATGAGAGGAACCGAAATGATTAAACGACAGTGGCTCGATAGAGGTCCATGCCCTAAGTGTGGATCGTCAGATGCTAACGTCAATCACCAACAAGGATATTCATTTTGTTTTAGTTGCCAGACACGGTTCGGAGATAACATAGTCTCCATGCCCAAACAGGAAACAAAGCCTATGAATACAACTGGAACGTGGGGAGAGCTTTCCGACAGGAAGATCTCCCTTGATACTGCAAAGAAATATAGTACGAAGATTAAGTCTGAGGGTGCAATCATAACCCATCACCTGTATGGTTACTTCAACGAGAAGGGTGAACAGGTAGCACACAAGATACGCCAGACAAAAGACAAGAGGATGTGGACTGAAGGCGACATCAGTGATGCCGTTCTCTTTGGTCAGAATATCTTCTCACCTAAAGGTAAATACGTTACCATCTGCGAAGGTGAAGTGGATGCCATGAGTGCCTATGAATTAATGGGATCAAAGTGGCCTGCCATATCTATTAAGACAGGTGCGGGATCTGCCTTGCGTGACTGCAAGGAATCCTTCCGCTATCTTGATAGCTTCGACAACGTGGTCATATGCTTTGATATGGACAAGCAAGGACAGGAAGCGGCTGAACAGGTAGCTCAGTTGTTCGCTCCCAACAAGGCACGGATTGTTAGACTCGATCATAAGGATGCTAATGAATATCTCAAGATGGGACAGCGTGAAGCATTCAATGATTGCTGGTGGAATGCAAAGCCATACACACCTGCCGGGATAGTTAATCTCAAGGACATAGGGATGACCTTGTACGAGGAAGACTATTGTGAAACGTGTCTCTATCCTTGGCCGAAGATGAATGAAAAGACCTATGGCATGCGAACTGGTGAGCTAATTACCTTCACCTCTGGTGCTGGCATGGGCAAGTCAAGTATAATGCGTGAGCTAATGCATCACTTCCTTCGCAACACAGAGGACAACATAGGTATCATAGCTCTTGAAGAAGGTATCAAGAACACCGCATGGAATATCATGTCGGTCGAAGCTAGTTCCCGTCTGTACATTAAGGAAATCAGAGATGGTTACACACAGGAACAACTACAGGAGTTTCAAGATAAGACTATAAACTCTGGTAGGTTCTTCGCCTTCGATCACTTTGGATCAATAGACAACGAAGAGATACTAGCGAGGGTTAGGTTCATGGCGCAAGCTCTTGATACTAAATGGATTTGTCTTGATCACCTTAGTATCCTAGTTTCGGGACAACAGGACACAGACGAGAGAAAAAGCATAGATATATTAATGACCAAGCTGCGATCTCTCGTGGAGCAGACAGGTATCTGTCTCCTTCTGGTGTCTCACTTACGTAGACCTTCTGGTGATCGTGGTCATGAAGAAGGAAAAGAAATATCTCTCTCACACCTGAGAGGATCGGCGTCAATTGCGCATTTAAGTGATTCCGTTATCGCACTGGAAAGAAATCAACAGGACGATGATCCTATCGTATCCAATACAACCACCATTCGTATATTAAAGAACAGGTATACTGGTGATACAGGAGTTGCAACACACTTGTTTTATAATAAAGATACTGGTAGAATGACAGAGATAGCAAACCCATTTGAAGTAGGAGATAACGATGGCGACTAAGAAGTTTGATAAAGAGTTATATGATAAAGCAAATCCATTATCTAATGGACTAATGTCTGCGTGGTTAGAGCGTAACGGCTACAACTCCATAGATCCAGAAGAAACCTATGGAGTGGATATCACATGTAAGAAGGATGACACACCAGCTTTCTTTGAAACTGAAATTAAATATAGTTGGGTTAAGAGATGGCCTAATGAATGGCAGGAAGTACGTATTCCGTATAGGA